GTTACAGTATCTCCGCTAACTACTCTCTTTGGTATTTCTAAACTCCTATGAGATGGGGTCAGTTCATACCATCCAGCACCTTTTTGAAAATAAAAATCTGGATTACTAACCTTTTTGGGGTAGCCAGTAGCAGTATCAACAGGATAATCATTTATATTATAATTAACTACAACAGAATCATTATTTGACGTAAAACCAGTAAATAATATACCCTCAATCGTATATGTTTGATTGGTGAAAATAGGATCAGAATCAATATAAAAACCCCCATCCAATTTTTCTATCGCATTATTAAATTTATTTAAATCTACTGGGCCATCTGCCAAGTATATATGTTCATTAAATTGAATCATAGCATCTGGAATGCCAAATAACTTCATTAAAAATTCAATAGGTCTTCTTGTCCCCTTTGATTTAAATAAATAAAATGAATTTATTACTAAATTTCTATAAAAAGCATAATTTAATTCTAAGGGTGTTTGAGTTCTACTATAAGCAGAATATACACCACTTTCATTCGTACCAAAAATTGAGTCAATTAATGACTTATCATATAAGAAATCAAAGTTATCCCCCCAGCCTAATGTTTTACTTAAATCAGACAATAATTGTGAAGGAATATCGTTTTTAGGCACATAGTTAATGGAGTTCATATAACCTAATGAATCAATAAATTTCTTTACCTCATCAAAACTACGACCATATATTTGTAAAACACTTTCAACTCTACGGTCATTTGTATCAAATTCTTTTAAAGAATCAGCAACAAAAAATCTCGATATTAAGTTGGTTTTAACCCCATCAAAATATTCAGCAATCTCTTGTAATTTATTTAAATAAGTATCAAAACTCTCGGATGATATATCTAAATTCCACGTACCATCTAGTGGCCAATTTAAACTATAATTAACAATAACAAAACTACCATCGTCTTTCTCCTCTGGAACTTGTAAGTTCATAGTATAGACTGGATTTGTTAATGTATTTAACATGTATTGTTCAACCTCGTCAAAATCACTCTTCAGAACTAAGTTATATAAAAAATTGCTTGGTCTAATTACAAAAGGTGTTGTTGATTGGGCTACCTGAAAAATAAGAATATTAAATGGATCGCCAGATACCGTAATATTCAATACCCCACTTGTTAAACTATCCGTAGGATTTAATATAATTATTGGATATTGTTTGCCTTCAATATCTAAAACATAATCTTTATAGTATGTTGTTAAATCCCTAAACTTGCTAACACTAATTTCATTTGAAGTAATATTAATTGCAGCATTTTTTGTAAAATCCACACCAAATGGATTCTTTATTTTCAATACATCAATATCAAATGTTGTACTATCTAATTCGTAAGAAATATTTGTCGCAGTATAACCAGTAACTAAATTATCATTATATAAATTAACATCAATTGATGCTGGAAAATAATTTATAATTTTTGTTATTGAAACTGAAAATCTTTTTGATAATGAACCATATAATGAAAAATTAAAAACTTGTGATATATCATAATTTGGCACAACATTTAATTCATTAGCTATGCTTTCTCTTACATTTGATATATCACTAATACCTAAGTCCAAAAGATTTATTGGCTTATCAAATAAATTTGTATAAAAACTTGGCGATGTTTTTTCCGTTATACTTGGGGTAAACTGGAAATTCCCATAGGTTAACCCCCCACCTTGCACAAGCTGGTATCCAACTAAATTATCAAATACTCCAATTCCACTACCTGGACTTTTCTTAATATAAATTATTGGCATTATTCTATTATATTATCAAAGTTTTTACTTATATCAATATCACTACCTCGGTCTTCTCTAACCTCGTAAAGTAATTCATTAAATTGATTTCTAACTTCAAATAAATTATATTGTTTATATATGTTATTTTCACTATCATATATAGTGTATATTCCATCCTCAACAGATTTAGTCTGATTGCCAAATAACCCAACAGCTAATGTCGATATATCATGTTCAGCAATCTCAACCTCTAATGTAGTAGGATTAAAATATGTATTAGAAATAATAATGCTTTGCCCAGGCTGCCCAATAAATGGTACTGCATTTGTCTTGTTAGATGGTGAGTTGCTTGGGGATAAAGTCAAAAATACTAAATTTGTATTATTCTCCACATATCTATATCTTATTGTTTTTTGCGATGTATTTGTTTCATTCGTAACAATAGGCTCACAAAAAAAAGATGATGTTACTATTCTAAAAAAATTAGGGACTTTTTGTCCATTATTTAAATACTCCACCCTATAACCAACTAATTCTTGGGCTTTCTCAAACTTATTTCTAAAATCATCTGGCACTTCATCTAAGTTAATAACTATACCTTTAACATTTGGTAATGCACTTAAAATTCCACAATCGCTTATTTTAGTCCTTATTTGTGCAGGTCTTAAATACAATGTATAAAACCCAATTGAAGTAAATTCGGCTGCTGGTAATGTTAAGTTATATAACCCCCCCAATAACTCTTGAGTGTTAACATCATCAAAATATGGTTTTAGTAACGTTGTTGCTGATAATTTTTTTTGAACAATAGTTTCCGTTTGGTCTCTTGATGGCGAATATATCATAATAATTTCAACATCCTCTGGACTAACATCACTAGGTCTAACTGTACCATATACTCCAATTGCCATAATATTATTTTTATTTTATAAATAGTTTATTTCTTTATTTATTTTCCAATTTGAAGAAGCCATATCCATAATTTTCTAAATCTTCTATCGTTTTTACCTCCCCAAGTCTAAGAACCTTCTCATACCCGGAAACTTTACCTCTCTCAATAAAAACATTAGAAAATATTTGTGGACTCGAAACTGATTTTAATAAAACCTCATCTTTTGTAATACCACTCAAAGTAGTTGTACTTGTTGTTAAGCCACTAGTTTCAACATTAAATATTGTTAAACCATTAGGATAATCAACATAACTAATATTTTGTATGGTATATGCACTATATTCTGTTGACATACTATCAATTTGCCCTAATAATATATTGTCAATATATATTGGTTTTCCTACTGGGTAAGTATCTGTACCGTAGGATGCTAAATCCTTAATCTTTGAATAGGTATATCCACTTATTTGTGTTGGGGTAGTATTAAGATAATCCTCTAAACTACCACTATCCCCGCTAAAAATATAATCATAACTTAATGGTGTACCCTTCCAAGGACCACCGCTGGGGATAAATTCAGCCGTACCATTCGGATTATCACTAACCTTTGTGGCATCAAATGGTGCTATTACATTCTTTTTAATAATATTAGTTCCAAAATTATTTGTTTGGGTAATTACTATTGTATAGTATTCAACGCCCCCAGTTGAATAAGTATGGTATATAGGATTCGTTGTCAAATTTTCAATCGTTCCATCGCCCCAATCTATAACATAATTAGCGTCTTTTGTGAAATTATTTAAATTGTTTGATGTATTCAATACAAGATATTCATATTCAGTTATTGCGCTAAACACAAAATTTAATACTGTTTCTTTTTGTAAAATAGCACCATCAAATTCTGAATAATATCCAAAATCAACGTAATTTTGTTTTAATAAAATAGGAATATTAAATGATGAAATAATTGGTTGGTTATTAGTAGTCCCAGTTAAAACCTCGCTTACTGTTCTATACACACCAATTTCTTTACCATTATAATCAACATATTTGATTATTTGCGAAAAAGACTCTGGGGTTATTTTTATTTTATATAACATTATATTGAAACATATTCATACCATTTTATTGGGTTGTTAACTAACCCCGCAACTAAATCTTCAACCTTCATATCAAAATATTCATATTTCTTAACATCATAATCTAGTTCTAATTTATAATAAAAATCAAAAATAGAATTTAAATTATATTTATCAGCCAAACCCCCTTGACAAAGATTTGCCATTCTGGTGAAATTACCATCAGAACTATTAAAATAAGTCGCTGAAACATAAAAAGTATCAATATTTAAATAATTCTTATCTTTTAACCAATAGATAAAATAATTCTCACTATTAGATGTATAATCTAATGTATAGATTGGTGTCTTAACACTATTATATATAAATCTGTTCCTTGTAAGTTTATAGACTTATCTATATATAGAAAATAATAATGGGCTCTTCTACGAGCTTAACACAAATCATTTACTATCCTTCGAGGTCAGGATGTAGAACATATAGGATATCATTACATGTGTAATGTACACCAGAATAACTACAGATGATTTATATAATAACAAATTCCTTAATAACATGAGATATATAATAGATAGAAAACTTGCTTCAGTTAAGAAATCACTTAATGATGCATATAACCAATGTGATAATCTTGGTGTCATACATTATGAATCTCAAGAGCAATTATTATTAGAGTTGTTACAAGAGTACATCTTAGAAGAACAACACTATTCTAGTAATATAGATCATTATTGTGACTATGATGATGATTTTTGTGACTATCACAATGATGAAGAATCAAGGTATTATGATGATCTTGATTATTACAAACAACAAGAGATAGATGATAT